ACTGCTTTCATCATAACGAATCGAAGAATCCACACTATGTCAGCAGCCGGCACGATCAATCGTTATTATCAGCAATCATGAATCTAAATGGGGTAAAGGTGCAGCCGTATGGTGGGTTAGCTTATCGGGAATTTATGCCCGTTGAACCATTCTTCATTAATTGGGGGGTAAAAGATTAGACATGGACTTCACCAAAGAGCAATTCATCAACTTTTGGGGCAGCAATGGGTACTACGAAGCGTTTACCTATGGGATAGGCATACAGGAAGTAATTAACCGAATTATCTATCCGTTTGGTGGTGTTGAAACCTGTTTAGAAATAGGATGCGGTGGAGGTGTATTCACTAAAGTACTATCAGAGCAATTCGATGAAGTTATCGGAATAGATGTGATACCCGAACACGATGGAGTAAGGTATCACAATGTTAAGTATAAGGAATTAGACAACCAAGATTACTACTGCACAGGTGTAGATGATAACTCAATCGACTTCGTTTTCAGTTACGGAGTATTTTGCCACTTCTCAAATGATGCCATCAAAGAGTATCTGCAATCTATTTACAGAGTGCTGAAGAAGGGCGGTCATTGTGTGATAATGATTAGTAACTTTGACAAACTAAAAGCGGAGTTCCCCGACTTCGATGACTGGAGTAAATACAAGTTAGGGGATAGAATGTTAATCGGGCATTTCTACCAAGATGACAGAACGGTTGATATTATGAAACATAAATTCAAAATAGTAAGCCGCAATCTAACACCAGAACACAGGGATATTGTGGTACACTTAAAGAAATAATATGGGCTACACAGGAAAAACAATCGAACTAATTGACCTTGTAATTGACAAGGTGCAAACGGTAGTAGATTTAGGCGCACAGAATGATTACCGCCATCCTACACTACCTGCACCATACGTTAAAGATACCTACTATGCCAACAAAGAGTACACGGCCATTGACATATCCGGAGAGAACGGAAGTGAACCGTATGACCTTTCACAACTACATGATTTCCCCGTACAATACGATCTTTTGGTGGATGCAGGAACCTCCGAACACGTTGGAACCAACGGCAAGCATGACATCAAAGCAATCTACAACTGTTGGAAGAACAAACACAACCTTATTAAGGTCGGAGGATTCATTGTCAGCGAAAACCCAAAGACAGGGAACTGGCCGGGGCATGGGTTCAACTACTACACTACAGACTTTTATAAGCTACTCGCTGGCTTTGGTGATTACTCTCTCATTGATATTGGGGAGCATCCTGCTATGGGCAACACAACAGACGGTTGGAATGTTTACTGCGTTATGCAGAAAACTAAAGAGGAATTTATAACCCTGGAGAAATTTAAGAAGTGTGGTATCGCAACAAGTTAAGCAGATAAAGGCAACATCGGTATTCTATGCCAATGAAAAGGCATACAATGAGGGGTTCCCGATAATATGCAATGAGGGGGGAAGTAGATCGTCGAAATCATTCTCCATCGTTCAATTGCTAATTCAGATAGCATCTACGCAGCGTAACAAACGTATATCGATAGTTTCCCATTCCCTCCCACACATCAAACGGGGTGCATACAGGGATTTCAAGACCATTATGGAAGATTGGAATATGTGGAAGGATGAAGATTTCAGTTTCACAGACTTCATCTACAAATTCCCTAATGGCAGTTATATCGAACTATTCGGACTTGAGGATGAACAGAAAGCACGGGGGCCGGGTAGGGATATTCTTTTCGTAAACGAAGCAAACCTTATCAGAAAGGCACTATTTGACCAATTAGCTATGCGTACAACGGGGACAATCTTTTTAGACTGGAACCCTGCCGACTTCGTATCATGGGTGTACGATGTTGCGGACAATCCCAACAACAAGCGCATAAAATCTACCTACATACACAACAAGGGCAACTTAAGCCAAACGCAAATAGACATCATTGAGGGGTATAAGAACCTGCCCGATGACTTTATGTGGAAAGTGTACGGATTGGGAGAAAGGGGTGCCGCAAAGGAGATAATCTATACCAAATGGCAGATAACAGATGTATTGCCGGAAGGGGGAGATGTATTCTATGGACTTGACTTTGGATATGTTCACCCACTTGCACTCGTTAAGGTGGTACACTATGAAGGGGCGAACTATGTGCAGGAATTAATCTATAAATCGGGGTTAACACCATCTGAAATAAGCCGGGAGGTGAAAGACCACATATCAGATAGAAAACCCGTGTACTGCGATGCGGCCGAACCAAAATCTATTGAAGAACTTTATCGGGGTGGTATCAATGCACAGGCGGCAAACAAAGAAGTATGGCCGGGAATATTGAAGGTGAAGTCCTACCCATTGTACGTTACATCCGGGAGTAAGAACATCATTCGGGAGTTGCAATCCTACAAGTGGAAGAAGGACAAGAATGATAATGTGATTGATGAACCGGTGAAGGAGAACGATGATGGGTTAGATGCGATGCGCTATGCTATCTTCACCCACTTACATAAGCCGGCATTTCAGGTGGCTGTATGGTAGGCAATTAAATCGTAATTTTGCCAGTAACAAATAAAACATTATGGGTTTATTCGATTTCCTTAAACGCAAGGCAGCACCCGTTAAAACACCTGTTCAAGTATCAATCGAAAGGGGTTTGATAACTTGGGATGGGCAGAATCAGGCAGAAATTGTTAGGGATAGTTATATCGGCAATGACTTGGTATATGCCATTATTACGCTGATTACCCAAAAGGCGAAAGTAGCACCCTGGGGAGTGTATAAGGTGAAGGATAAGGCGAAGGCAAAGCAGTACCAGGCGAAACTAAACTCACCCGTTACTATTGACCTGAAAGAACTGAAGGAACTGAAAGAACAAGCCTTTGAACTCTACGAAGGCGATGCCCGGCTGAATGAGTTGCTCAAATACCCAAATAGTGAAGATTCATGGAGTGATCTTATCGAACAATGGGTAGGGTTTAAGAAGATAACGGGCAATTCCTTCATCTATGCGAAAATGGTTGGCGATGCTTCCGTGAACAAGGGCAAGCCAATGGAGTTGTATGTACTCCCGGCACAATACATGGCGGTAAAGGTAGATATTGAGCAATTCCCACCAAAGAAGGTAGCCTATCAGTTGTATTATGGGCAGTACATACCATTCAATACAATTGAGATCCTGCATGATAAGTACTTCAACCCCGAATGGTCGGCAACCGGTGGGCAGTTGTACGGGTTATCCCCTTTACGGGCGGCATCGAAGGTATTGACACGCAGCAATTCAAGTAAGACCGCATCCGTTGCCATGTTCGATAACATGGGGCCGCAGGGGGTACTTTACATGGATGACCTACGCTTCGACCCGTTAAGCGGTGGTCAACAGGCACAGGCATTGAAAACGCAAATATCAATGGCATCCGGCGCCGGCAAGCATGGTAGTGCAGCCGTGAGTGGGTATAAAGTAGGATGGACGCAAATCGGCCTACCTGCCAAAGACCTGCAACTAATCGAATCGGAGAAATGGGATAAAGAAGCACTTTGCTCAATCTATGGTGTACCTCCGGTTCTATTAGGGTCGCAGGATGCCGCCACCTACAACAACATGAGGGAAGCGGAGAAATCGCTTACATTACGGGCCGTACTTCCCGAACTGATTGCCATCCGGGATAACCTTAACCGGAAGATGAAAACCGACTGGGGGTATAAGAATACCGACATATTCGTTGACTTCGATTTGACCGTATATCAAGAACTCGAAGCGAACAGGGAAGCGCAGGCCCAATGGCTCAATACTTCATGGTGGCTGACACCGGAGCAGAAATTGAAAGTAATGGGTATCGAACCGGATCCCAATGTGCCGCTTGAAGATTATCAAAAGTTGTATATTCCGCAAGGTTTGATGCCAATGGATGATTTTACTAATCTGCCAGATGTACCGCCAACTCTACAATAAATACCGGAAGAAGTACAGGGTGCTAATCAAGAAGGAACTTGATAAGCAATGCAAATCTATACTCAATGGCGAACAACCCGATCAAAGCGGACTGAAGCGTATTATAAGCCAACTGCATCAAGGTGCCGGAATGACAATGGCTAAATACAACTATGATAAGATTAGGCGAAAATCAGGTATCAAGGATAACTTGACACCACAACAAAGATGGGCGATAGTGATTAAGTTATTTTTAGATCAGGGATTGACAATGCTGACCGATGGCATCACATCTACTACAAAGGAAACTATTCGCAAAGTATTGATTAAAGGGATGCAGGAGGGATGGAGCATAACGCAAATGATGACCGAATTAGAAAAGTCAGGTATCAATGCGTACCGTGCAGAACTCATTGCCCGTACTGAAACTACAAGGGCCGCAAATCAGGGAGCGTTGTTAGGTGCAGTATCAACAGGTCTGCAAACTGAAAAGGAATGGATAGCGATTACCGATGACCGTACACGTAGAATCCCCCGTGATAAGTTCGACCATTTGCACATGGATGGAAAGCGTGTAGCAGTAGATGAACCTTTCACCGTTCCCGGAATGGGAAGTGTAGAGCAGATGGAATATCCCGGTGATAGCAGGGCAAGTGCAGGGAATGTGTGTAATTGCAGATGCACCGTTGGATTTGAAGTAGTGAGGGATGAAAACGATATGCCCGTATCTATACAAGGTAATCTAAAGGGGCCTGCCGGCACCCTGTGGAGTTTATGGAATAATAGTTTATTTTTGCAATTACAAATGTTATTGAATGAAGCAATATAGCGTTAAGGATATAATGAATGGTGTCGAAGATGTTGACAAAGAAAGCCGTAAGGTAAAAGCCGTGTGGGCAAGAATGAGCAATGTTGACCTTGACAATGACATTATCAGTCCTGCTGCATTTACTCGCACAATTACTGCAAGAGGGCCGCAAGGGAAGAACCTTATTTGGTCATTAGTTGACCATAAGACTTCTATGAAGTATGCACTTGGTAAGCCAAAGGAACTCTATGTTGAAGGCGATGCGCTCATAGCCGTTACCGAAGTTATTGAAACTGAAATGGGTGAGGATATGCTGAAATTATATGAAGCAGGTCTTATTAATCAGCACTCAATCGGATTTAGTACTATCAAATCGGAGATGGATAATTCGACCGGTATTCGCACCATTACAGAATTGATGCTATATGAAGGTAGTGCCGTATTATGGGCAGCAAACCCGGAAACTCCGACCATATCCATCTACAAGGGAATGGAGCCGGAAGTAGTGAAGGAAACGCTAAACGGGAGATTGGAGAAACTAATCAAAGCGTTTAAGCATGGCACATTTACAGATGACACTTTCTCCCTATTGGAGATTGAAATAAAACAGATACAAACTGCAATATCAGAACTCACCACTCAACCCGTTGCCGCAGCAACACTTGTAAAATCAATCGGTGATAACCTTACGCAAGTATTGGCCAATAGTGCCAATGCAAAAACCGATGCTGCTGAAGCCAAATCCGTTGTAGCCGGACTTCAGTCTAAACTCGAATCAGTTGCAACTGCTGCTGAACTTAAAGAGTTCAAAGATGCTATGCAGGCACAATTCGATGCTTTGACCACTAAAGTAAAGAAAGGTCAACCCGAAGGCAAATCATTCAGCGAAGCACTTGCCGAGAAACTCGAAGGAGTGAACATCGAAGCCGAAATGAGAAAGAATGGCCGTCTGCACCTGGAACTTCCAGAGGTAAAAACAATCACATTGGCTTCTAACCTTTCCGGTGATAGCGTTGCCACTTACAACACTCGCCAAGCAATCCAGCCTAATCAGTTGGTTAACTTCCGTGATTTTGTGCCTACCACACAAAGCCCGACCGGTTTGTATGTTACATACCGTGAGGCTACTGGTAATGCCAACAACATCGCTGCACAACTTGAAGGTTCATTGAAGCAAGAGAATAACTATTCTTTGACTGAGGTTAAGACTGTAAATCAGTTCATCGCTGGTTTCAGCAAATTCAGCCGCCAGATGCTTGCATCTCTGCCATTCATGAGCCAAACCTTACCCCGTTTGCTAACTCGTGATTTCTTCAAGTCAGAAAACGCTGCTTTCTTCTCTACCGTATCCGGTGCCGCTACTGGTTCTACCACTACTTCTGCTTCTGCTGATCTTGGTAAGATTATCCAGTTGATTGGTAACCTGCGTACAGGTGATTTTGCTGCATCTGTTGTGTTTGTTTCTAACGCACAATGGTCATTGCTGCTGAACGAATCATTCACCAATGGTTACTACATGGGTGCCGGTGGTCTTACTATCGGTCAATCCGGTGTGTTAAACATTGCCGGTGTGCCTATCGTAGGTTGTAACTGGGTGCCTAATGACCGTGCATTCTTAATAGACAATAGCTTCATCGAAAGAGTAGAGGTGAACGGTGTAAACA